TCAGCGCAGCAATACGTAGGTGTACTTCCGCGAGATCCAACCTTCCAACCCAGCCTCATTTACGACCGAAACGTGCAGCCAGTCGCGATTGCTACTGTCTAGAACCTCCAGTAGAGCTCGATCTTCGAGCACAAACGGAACGATGTCCGATTTCATTCCTGGAGCGACGCGCAGGCGCACGCCGGTACCCTTAACTGTGCGATATCCACGAAGAAACTCTATAGGGGCTGCCGCTTCGCACATGAATGCCCGAACCGCTTTGCCCGTCTGACTGGCGGTCGCAGAAGCCAGCAGCTTGGGTTGGAAAAAGCAGAGTTCACTCCTAACAGCGTTCTGAGTGGAGAGGTACACCAAAAACATCAGTAGTAGGTTGAGAACGCTGCTCAGCCTCGACTTCTCGGCTTTGGTAAGAGCAGTTAGCGGCTCACCACACTCCAGACGCCGGACGATCTCGTAGTCGAGGGCTCTCTGACTTGCTGTGATGACTCTAATGTCCCCGGTAGCTCTGACTGAAAGAGTCGCGTGCCCGGACGCCTCAACAAGCCGCCCGAGATCTGGCACCGCCCCTGAGGCCAGATAGTCAACCAAAGGCGATGTTCGCACTACGCGAAGCGCTTCGCCTACTTCGCCCAAAGCCCGATACGTCTCCCCAAGGCCACCAATGGCTCGGATAGTCGACCCAAGCTCGGGGGGAAATAGGTAACCGACCGGCTGAGGTACTGCCTCAGCAAAGCCGCGACTGTCGAGCAGCTGTCGGCCCATCTTTCTGCTGGGTACGCTACCGAGACGTCGACCCGTTGCTGCGCGAAACTGCTGCAGAGACGCCAACGATGCTGCCGAGAGCAGACTATGCAGTGACCTATCCGCACCGCCACTATCACGGCCACTGGCGCCAGGCTTCGAATCTTTATCTCCACTCATTGTTGTCCCCTTCTTCTTCCCCACTGGCCCGCCTCGCCAGCGGATTCAATCGCACCACATCAGCCAGGTGCCCTGGGCTGAAGTGGGCGTATTTCTGCGTCATGGCCAGCGTGGCGTGGCCCAGGACGCGTTGTAGGGTCAGGATGTCGCCGCCGTTCATCATGTAGTGGCTGGCGAAGGTGTGGCGCAGGACGTGGGTGAGCTGGCCGTCTGGCAGCTCCAGACCGATCTCTTCCACCACATCGCGGAATTTCGAATAGCTGGGCTTGAACGGCAGGGCTTTGGTCAGCCGCTTCTGCAACTGATCGTCGATCGGTACCGAGCGGTTCTTGCTGGACTTCGTCTTGCTGTAGTGGATCAGCCCGTGGCGCACCTGGCGGGGCTGCAGGCTTTCGGCTTCACCCCAGCGGGCACCCGTGGCCAGGCACACCTCGGCGACCAGCCGCACGTGCGAGCTTTCATCGCCCAGGCCGGCGAGCAGCTCGGGGATCTGCTCAGCGCTCAGATACGCCATCTCCGCCTCATCGAACTTCAGCGGCCGTACCTTGGCCAAGGGGTTCTCCCCTTTCCACTCACCCAGGCGCTCGAGCTCGTTGAACACGGCGCGCAGGTAGGCCAGTTCGTGGTTCAGCATGTTCGCGCTGATCGGCTTCGGCTTCTCGTCGGCCTTGCTCAGGCCACGGCCCGGTTTCGCCCTGGTGTGCTTGCCCTCGGCACGCTCCGCGCGGTAGGTGGCAAAGTGGGTGGCGGTGAACTTGTGCGCCTTCGGGTCGCCCATGCGCTCGGCCATCGCCAGCAGCAGAGCCAGGCGCTGCTCGCCGGTTTTCAGGTTCTGGCCGTGGAGCGTGTACCAGAGGTCGATCAGCTTGCTCAGCCGTCGCTCATCGAGCTTGGGAGCCTTCTCGAATTCGCCCTTGGAGCCGTCGCCCATGATGCGGCGCTCCAGGTGCATGGCTTCGTTCTTCGACTTGACCCGTCGGCGGATCCGCGGGCCAGCCCGCCCCTCCGGCCGGCAGTCGACGAGCCATTCCCCGGTGTCGAGCTTCTTGATCGACATCGCTTATTTGCGGAGGCCGAACAGCTTCAGGAAGGTAGAGATCTCACCGGTTTCGGCATCGATCACCTTGCGCCCCTTGATCCGATCCACCCGGAACGTTCGAGGCTCATCCCGAAGGTGGCAGTGACCACGGAAGTAGGTCTGGCCTACCGTTGGCCCCATAGCGACGACCTGGTGAACAGTAACCTCTCGATCGGACCGATCGCCTTGGAAGTCCCCATAGGCGAAACGGATCGTCTTGCTGCCCCTCCACACCACCTTCCCGTCTGCCAGCACATCATCGTCGTCAACAAAGTCCGACGACGCAGCGGGCTCACCTGCCTTTTCTGCTCGATAGACTTTCAGCGCTTCAGACAGCCAAACGGCGGTACCGAAAAGGTAGAAGCACAGCGCCGCGACCCAGGCGCCCCATTGCCAATCGAAGAACCACAGCGTCGGGATCGCCAGGACAGTTGCTGTGATCAGCTGCGTCCTGAGAGATGGATATTCAGCACTCATCGAAACGTCCTTTTTCCGATCAGAAGGGGCTCAGCTGTCCGCACTCTGGCGCGGTATCACCGGTGGCCAGCCATAGCGTGTACTTCTTGAACCGTGAGTGATTCACGATCTTGAGGAACGGCAGCAGCCCCATCTCCGTGATCGAGGCCTCGTACTTCTTCCAGCTGCTGAGGCTGATATCGACAAGCTGGCAGAACTCCCCCTGCGTCAAACCTTCCTTGGCACGTATCGCTTTCAACTTCTCTGGCAAATCCATTCTGCACCCCTCTTGACAGGTTCCATCCTTGGAACCACTATTGGTTCCAAGCTTGGAACTTTGCTTGGCAATATCACTAGAGAGGTTACCAGAATGCAGATCACCATCGACACGCCTTACCTAACAGTTCAGGAGTTTGCGCGCCGCTCTGGCCTGTCTGATCGGTCCATTCGCCGGGAGATCGAGCAGGGGCACTACATCATCCGCCCGAAGGTGGAAGGCTCGAAGTCAGCAGTACTGATCAACATGGTTCACATGGCCATGGAGGCCGCCGACCAGGCCGAGCGCATGCGCCAGGCGGGCAGCAATCGGTCAGCCCAGCGCTAACGGGAGATGACCATGCAATTCGAGGACATCTACCGGCTGGACGTCGTGAAGGCCCTGGAACAGGACCGGGAACTGGACTTCGCCAGCATCAACGACAAGTACCTGCAGAAGGGCGTCTGCCCGAGCTGCGGCGAGCGCAAGCTGTTCATCAGCCGGGCCAAGCCGTACCAGCTCAAATGCAACCGCGAGAACGAGTGCCGCTATGAGGAAAAGACCCGGGAGCGCTACAGCTACCTGTTCGAAAACCTGAGCGAGCGCTTCCCCAAGACCGAGGCCAACCCCAACGCCACCGCCGACGCCTACCTGCAGCGCAACCGCGGCTTCGATACCGCGAAGATGAAAGGCTGGTACAGCCAGGCGCGGCGCAAGCTGAAAGACGAGAGCTGGGCGGACACGGTGCGCTTCCCGCTGTGCGACGGCTACTGGGAACGGATCATCGATGCCACCGCGGTGGCCCGTAACGACGGCGACAAAGCCGGCATCAAGTACGGTATGTCTTACAAGGGCAACGGCTGGGTGCCGCCCGGCCAGACCATCGACAAGAGCGACCGGGTCTACATCGTCGAGGGCATCTTCCACGCCGTTGCGCTGCACCTCGCCGGCTTCAAGGCCATCGCCGCGATCAGCTGCGTGAACTTTCCCTGGGACATCGTCGAGGCCAACAAAGGCAAGTCAGTCACCTGGGTGATTGCCCTGGACGACGACCAGGCCGGCCGCAACTACATTCCCAAGTACCTCAAGCAGCTGCGCGACATGCGCGAACTGGGCTGGGTGGCGCTCGCCGGCGAGCGGGACTGGGACGACGTGTACCGCGATGGCCAGCTGGACGACGCCTTCATGGACGAGGCCTGCTACCAGGGCCGGCTGTTCAGCGCCAAAACGCCGATGAAGAAGGCGTACCTGCAATACCTGCGCAAGCCCAAGGGTTTCTTCCTGGTCGAGTTCAACAACCACCTGTATTCGGCCCGCGTGAACCTCACCGAGCTGCAGAAGGATCTGGACGGTGACGACATCGAGGGCCACAGCCCCGAGTTCGCCAAGCACACCACCCTGTCCCAGGTAGCCAACTGCATCCCGCGCTTCGAATACATCGAGAAGGACGCCGTCACCGGCGAGCAGCGCTACTTCTTCCAGTTCGACTTCCCCAACGCCCGGCAGAGCTGCAAGGAACCGCTGGCACCCAACGCCATTACTGACCCGCGTGGCTTCGCCAAGGCCCTGCTCGAGCGCACGCCTGGCGGCATGTTCGAGGGCGGCGAGCGCGTACTGGCCATGCTCAAGAGCGAATGGCTGCGCGATGTCCGCACCGTCCGCACCCTGCCCTTCGTCGGCTACGACGACGTCAGCGGCGCCTACTGCTACCCCACCTTCGGCATCGCCAAGGGCAAGGAAATCGGCGTGAACAAGCACGGCTTCCTGGACGTCGGGTCCGATGGCCTCAAGACCTCCATGCGCAACTACCCGGTGGTGCGCGGCCAGGAGTTCGACCCTTCCTGGTTCGCCGACTTTCGCGCTGTGTTCAACCTCAACGGCCTGGCCACCCTCAGCTGGTGGACCGGCACCCTGTTCGCCGAGCAGATCCGCGCGCGGCAATCGAGCTGGCCATTCCTGGAACTGACCGGTGTGGCCGGCTCCGGCAAAACCACCCTGCTGCGCTTCCTCTGGCGCCTGGTCGGCCGTAAGGACGAAGAAGGCATCAAGCCCAGCGGCAGCGGCGCGTCGGCGATCGGCCTGCTGCGTGCCCTGGCCGGTGTGAGCAACCTGCCCGTCGTGCTGCTCGAGTCCGACAAGGAAACCACCGACGGCATGGGCCGCACCCTGACCGTCCAGTACAACTGGGACGAGATCAAGCCGCTGTTCGACTACAAGGCCAAGCTGCGCGTGATGGGCGTGCGTAGCGCCAACAGCGACACCGAGTCGCTGATCTTCCGCGGCGCCGTGTGCATTTCGCAGAACACCAGCGTGGACGGTTCCGAAGCCATCATCACGCGGATCGTTTACCTGCACATGACTCTGGACCACCACAGCGACGCGCTGAAGCCCCTGGCCGAGCGGCTGAAAGGCATGGACGTGGACAGTCTGTCGGGCTTCCTGCGCACCGTACTGAGCCAGGAACAGGCCTGGCTGCAGCGCTACTTCGAGGCCTTCCCCATGTATGAGCGACGCTTCAGCTCGCTGGGCGGCGTGACCCATAGCCGGATCGCCCTGTGCCACGCACAGATCATGGCGGCGGCAAAGGCCACCCAGGTGTTCTTTCCGGACTGGACAGACCGTGACCTCGAGCAGCTGGCAAAGCACCTGGATGGGCGCGCCCTGGAACGCCAGCAGCGCATCAGCGCCGAGCACCCCATGGCCTCGCAGTTCTGGCAGATCTACCACTACCTCAACGAACAGGTGGTCACCATCACCGACGCCGAGGGCACCCGCGAGGAGATCCGCGAAACCCTCAACCACAGCGCCGAGAAAGGCCTGATCGCGATCAACCTCGAGCACTTCAACCAGGTCAGTCGCCAGGCGGGGCAGGAGTCCATCCCCACCTCGCAGCTGCGCCGCTACCTACCGCAGAGCCGCACCTACGCCTTCGTCGAGAGCCGGAAGATCTACTCCAGGATCGAACGGCGGGGGGTCAACTGCTGGATCTTCAAGCGTGCTGTGTAAGTGACTGATCTGTATGGGTTTATACGTGTGCGTGTGTGCGTGCGTAGGGATAGAGGGCGTTTCTGTGTACTCCCCCAATCTATCTGGAATTTCTGGAATGTTAAGGAATAGTCAATGAGTACAGTTACTTGCAAGGCCCTATCAAGCTTCATGCCACTGGAATGCGCTGGAATGTTTTTCATACCAGAACATTCCAGTAAATCCGGAATTACTGGAATGCCCCGGAATCGCCCTGCAGGCCTAGTGCCGCGCGGCTTTTCGCCTTCTGCCAAATCTCCGACATTCCAGAACATTCCAGTAGCACTGGAATGTCAAAAAAATTACGCAGCCCAGCAACCACGCGGGTTCCAGCCGTGTCGGGTTTTCGACATTCCAGACATTCCAGACGTTTTGGGGGTCAACCCGCCGTTTTTCTTTTCCGGGCCTGCCCATGCCAGCGATTTCCACTGACGAAGCCCTGCTACGCGACTGCCTGGCGCTCGACATGCTGAGCCGCTGGACGCCTCGGCAGATCCGCGAATGGCTCGCTGACCCGACTTTCCCCGACGAGTACCGCGAAGACATGCGCCGCCGCCTGAACCAACTGAGAGAGGAGTACCGCAACGATGAATAGCCAACGCCTGATACCGATGATCACGGGCGAACAGCTCGCCGCAGCATCCACGGCCATGGGCCCGCTGATGCCGACCGGCACCGACCCCTACTTTGCCGCTTGGAAGAAGGGTGCCGAGCTGATCGGTGGCGAAGCGTTCCCATTTGCCCAGGACGGCATTAATGCCTGGGCTGACGCCCAGCTGGGCGCCCTGCCCGCGCTGCTGAAAACCCTGAACAGCCTCGACCTGCCGCGCCGCGCCCTGCTGCTGACGATGATCAGCCTGGAGCGCCCCGAGCAGGTTCACTGGATCACCCGCGAACTCGGCTTGCACTACGGCCACCTGAGCGCCCGCCAGCTGGGCGATGAAGTGTTTGCCGCCACCTTCGACCTACTCCGCACCCACCACTGAAAGGAGCAACACCATGACCAAGCAAACTCAAACCCCCACCGCTAGGCCGATGAACAAGCTGCTGGACGCCATGCACCTCCTTGAGCGCTCCCACGAAGATCTCATCGACGCTGAGCAACGGCTGGGCGAGGCCAAACGGTCCTTCGACGAACAGGTAGCCCATCTCAATACCGCCTACACCGCTGCTTGCAACCGCGCCATCGAACTGGGTGAAAAGGCTTTTCCAGAGCAATTCGTGTTGCGCGGCATGGTGCTCACCTTTGACGACGAGGGCGGCTGTTCCGTCGAGCGTCGCGAGTTTGCCGAGCCATATCAGCTGCTGAACTGGGCCAAGAAAGCGGGCGAGGAATCAACCCCATGCGACTGACCTACTGCGCCAACGGCGTCTCCGGCCATATCGATCTGCCAATCGCCTGCGTCGAGGTGATGACCGCCGAATCACTGGCCGAGCTGGCCGCGAGCTGCCACTGGCGCGACCACCACCCGACCGCGCTGCCAGGCGAGCTGACGCGGGTTCACCTGCAGGACCTGGACGGCAAGGAATTGGGAATGTTCGAAGTGCGGCGCGACATGCGCCCGATATTCACGGCCAGCGCCCTACCCGGGCGGGGCTGAAAAGAAGGGTATCGAGGAGGTGCAACTCCCCGACACCTACCACCAGCAAAGGAGCAACACCATGCAAGCACAACACCCAAGCGGCAGCGGAGCAAAGGCTACCACAGCACCCCGCCACCTATTGGTGACCGCCACGTCCATCGTCGGCGAGGCGCTGGTCCGCTACCAGGTGCAGAAAACCGCCGAGGCGCGAATCCGCCTGGAAAGCGTGGCCGACATGGCTCACCGGCTCGGTGAGCTCACCCCGGCCGATGCCGCGGTGATCACCAAGCTGCTCGCCCAACCCTGCGCCGCGCCCCGTGCCGCTGCGCCTACTTTGAACTGAGGTGCCCCATGCAGAACACCAACATCAAGCGCTACACCGTGAGTGAGTCCTGGAAGGACTACAGCGTCACCTTGGAAGTGAACCACGACATCCTGACGGCTGAGCGTGCTGAGGAGATCAACCAGTTCTGGAGCGGCGATCGCTACCGCCTGCAGAAAGAGAACGGCGACGTCGTGCGGGCGGTGATCCGCCTCGCCGGGCAACGCCTGATCGGACTGATGCTGAACGAAGGCGGAACCAGCTTTACAGAAGCGACCAACAGGCCGTTCGACAACCCGGGCCCGATCTGGACGGAGGACCTGCACAACGAGGAAGGCTGGGGCGGTAGCGACGGCGGGCCGTTCGGGTGGTGCGGTATCCGCTGCATCGCCGCTGACGTAGAGGTTCCCGACTACCACGACGTCGAGCTGGCGGAGGTGGCCCATGGCTGATTCAAGCCCCATCAAGCCTACGTCCGAAGACGCCCCTGATCGGACCATCTACGAATGCACAGGCTGCGGAACCGTAACCCGCGACCGTGCCGCGCAGATGGCGTTGTACAAACGGGCCGGCGCGCTGAGCTGCTGTCCGGAGCGGAACATGGTGCCGGTCCAGCCGGTAAAGCCAGCCCCGGAGCAGGATGAGCAAGAGACCTTTAAGCGCGCCTTGCTCACCCAGTGCGTTTTCAAGCTGAACTCCGACACGATGAGTGCGGCTAGGTGGGCGTGGTTCCACCGCCCCGCGCAAATCGAGCAGCTACCAGTGGTCTACGCGGTACACGCTGACGACATGCCAGTTGATCGGGACTGTGCGCTGGTATCGGTAGATGAAGTCGATGACTACATGCCGGGTTGCGTGACCGCACTCTACGCCGCTCCCGTCGCGCAGACCGAGCTGGTGGAGGCGCTGCGCACCGAGGCATTGGGCCTATGCGATGCTGTCGAAAACATCAACGACCTGCCACCAGTGAAGTACGCGCTGCAGGCTGGCCGCGCCGTGAACAGGGTTCGTGATGCTGTCGCCGCCCTGTCCGCTCAAGGGGGCCACCATGACCGTTGAAATCCGCACCCGCTTCACCGGCATGACCTACATAGCCACCGTGCGCGGTGAGAAACAGACGGCGAGCTGCACCATCGACGCCAGCCACGCTGCCGAGGCGCTGGCCAGGAAGCTGGGCTTGGCGCCGGGCCTGCTCCAGGAACAACCCGACCTGCTCAACCCGCGCGAGCGCACCACCTTCACCCACCCGGGTGATCTGCTTGAGGAGGTGGCCAATGGCTAACGCAGTCCTGGTCCTCGAGGAGGCGCCCGAAAAGCTCTGCAAGAAGTGCGACGAATACTGGCCGGCCGATAGCGAGTTCTTCTACCGGCGGGCCAGTAGCGAGGATGGGTTAAGCGATACCTGCAAGGCCTGTTATGCCGACATGCCCAGCGTGCAGAAGCGCAACCGCAACAAGATCGGCCGCGTGCTCTCAGCATGGGAACAACTGGACCTGGAGCGTACCGGCAGCAACGCGCCGATGTGCATGTGAGGAGAACGCCATGCTGATCGATGGACAACTGATCGCGGTACCTGAGGCACGGCAGCGAAAGGCGCGTGAGCAACTGGACCTGCCTTCCGACTTTGCCCTGGTCGAAGCCACCCGCGTGCTACAGCACGACACAGGCAACGGCGTGGTGCAAATTCCGCTGCCGCCCGGCCTGTTCGTAGTGGCCTTCGAGAACCTAACCGGCCAGCGCCGTTACGGCGTGGTGATGATGGAAGAGGTGCAATAACATAAAAACGTGCAGGCAATAATCGCCAAAAAGAAAGAGCGCTCCGGCGCTCTTTTTTATTGCCCGCATAACACCCGATTGCCTGCAGCCCTAGCAAACGCTCAAGCGTAGCCAACTCAAACGTTCGTTAAGTAACTACTTAGGTACTTACTTATTGCACCGTGTAGCGCAGGATCAAAAGGACATTTGTGCTTTTGTGCTTTCTACTTAATAACGCGTTATAGAAATAACGATAGCGTCAATTAACGCAATAATGCGTTGGTCAATATCCGCCGAACAGAATCAGGAAAGGTGCGTTAAAGGCACCAATCCTGACAGAGCCCGTCGCACGGGCCTCCTAGCACGGTTTCGGCTGTGTCATCAGCCCCGCTGATAAATATTTTTCGTCGCGACACTGGAATTAGAAAGTGCTTGACGCTGCAAAAACCAACTACCTAAACTCCGTCGCACTTGAAGTCTGCCGGACAAGGAGATGCGACATGCAGAGCAAGAAAGAGTCACTGTTAGAACTACGCGAGGAACTGCAAGAGTGCGGGTATTCGCTATCACTGGTTGTTGATATATCAACTTCGGATATAGAACTATCCGAGCGTGGCCGGCTTGGTTTCGTGGAGTTCGGCATGGCAAGCGTGCGCCGGCTGCACGCGGCCGTTGAGAAACTGGGTGATTACACCGAGGGCAGTCTGCCCAGCTGATCGAACAGATCCTTCTGCTGGGCGCGGGTCAGGTCACGCAAGCGGTCGAAAAGCAGCCGGTCGACCGCCTTGGCCGAGGGGCTGAGGGTGTGGGAGAAGGTCAGATTGGCCACCCAACTGTGGCCGCAATGGGGTTCCAGGCACTGGCAGTACAGCCGAGCGAACTCACGGGACAGTTCATCACGCGACGCGATGCGCCCTTTCCCGCCACACTCCTTGCAGTAGACCCGCATAGCGCCCTCCCCAGGGTTCCGTTCTAGGAACCTATTCTGCCAGCTTCCCCACTATCTGTAGTGTTTTTCTGACGCCAAAACACAACATCATGGCAATTCGCCTGATAGAGCCTGGCACCATCAGCCCGCCGCCGGCTCGTTCCAGGCCACCCGCCGATCGGCGCGCAGCGTGGCGTTGATCTGCAGGAACAGCATGGCGATGGGCCGGATCTCGTTGTTGGTGAATACGCGGTCAATCTTCTCGATGTCGCCGAAGCCGCTGGAGTTCTCCGGCATGATGCCGGCCAGCGCCGGGTTCATCCGGTGCGCGGCGATCACGTCCGCCCGAGTGATGTTCTTGATCCGCTCGAACTCGTCCTTGGTGGCCACGTCCCCTACCGGAATGATCTGAATCGCCTTTTCGGTACCGCCCGGGATGTTGACGAACATCGAGCGGAAGTTGCCCACCCCTTTGCTGCCCTTGATCTGCTCCTGGAGCTTCTTCTCGTCCTCCTCGGTGAGGTCCGGGTCGTTGGTGTAGAAGATGAAGCCCGCGTGGGCGCCGTTGTTGTAGTAGCGGCGTCGGAACAGCGTGGCGCTCTCGTTGAGCAACAGCGAGTGCATGCCGCCCAGGTAGTCGGGCACGCCATAGACGTTCTGCTCGACGTCGTAATCCATCACGTGCTCCACCTCGTCCTCCTCGAAGTGCAGTTCCTGCCCCTTGGGCAGCAGCATCACAAAGCCCCCTCCGACCTTGCGCCGCATGTTGATCGCCGGGAGGTGCTGCAGCTCGAGCACCTGGCCGATGATGTTGCGCATGCGCTGGAAGTAGGCCTCGCCGAAGACGATGAAATCGAGCGCCGCGCGCCCCATGGTCTGCGCGCTGCAGCCCACCGAGGGGCGGAAGTCACGCAGCAGCAGGTTGCGCTTGAACTTCGGAATGGCGCCGTGGTGGGCGTTGGCGCGCAGCAGCTTTGCCAGCCCGGTGCGCGACACCGGCGGCGTGTAGAGGCGCCCGTCGTCGCTGGCGAACACGCCCAGGTACTGGCCCATGTTTTCGGCCAGCACCGATTCGGGCGCGCCGAACGAGAACGCCTTGGGCGCCCGGTTGGTTGCTTGTTGCTGCTGCGGTTTGCGCTTTGCCATGGCTGACCTGTTCGAGTGATGACCAGCGGCTGCGCCGCCGTTTGTTGGTGTTGAGGGGTTCATTGGCCAGCGCGTGCATGATCGCCCAGGCGATGTCGGCGTGGCCGGTGGCGTCGGTGCGCGAGGCGCTGTAGGTGATCTGGCCGCTGGCGGTGGCGCCACGCTTGATCGTCAGGAAGGCCGCGGCGATGTCGTTCCAGCCGGCGTCCCACTCGATGCGGCTGCCCTGGACGGTGTCCTGAGCCTTGAGCACCAGGGCATTCTTCGTCTCCAGGCTGTAGTGGATCGGCGTGGCCCGCGGGAAGAAGTCGCGCACCAGGTCGAATACGCCGTAGCCCACCCCGGTGATGTCGATGCCGATGTGCACGACGTTGAAGCGCTCGGTGAGCTTCTTGACCTGGCCGGCCTGGTAGGTGAACGAGTGTCCTCGCCAGCTGTGCTTCTCCAGGATGCGAAACTTGCCGCCGGCTTCCAGCGGTGGCGCGACCACCACGCAGGTGGCGTCGTCGCGTGTGCGGCTGGGGTCATAACCGAGCCAGACCGGGCTGTTGCCGAATGGGCGCGGGGCGTTCGGGTCGGGGTCGTAGTCGGCCCACAGGCTCTGGTCGGAGTAGCAGCGCTCGAGGTCGGCCAGGCTGAAAACGCTCTGCGTGCTGTCGATGAATTTGCACATGTAGAGCTGATCGAAGCGGTCTTCGTCGTTCTCCAGGCGCAGGCGATCGATGTCGAAGAGATCGCAGCCGCCGGCCACGGCGTCCTCGATGGTGATGATCTTGCGCCACTGGCCGTCCGGACAGAGCGCGCCCTGGTGGATGGCCGCTTCGCTGGGCCACTCCTGCCCGAGCTTTTTGCCGCGCTTGCTGTTGCGGAACTCCTCGCCAGTCCAGAACGGGTAGGCCTGATGGGTGACGGCGCTGGGCGTGGAAAAGTAGGTTTTTCGCCACTTTTTGTGGGTGGCCATTGCCCCGGCGAGGCTGTTCAGCTTCTCGAAGTCACGGATCCAGAAGTACTCGTCGATGTAGACGTGCCCGTGGTGACCCTGGGCGGTGCTGCTGTTGGTGCTTAGAAAGCGCAGCTCGGCCCAGGGCTTGCCGTCGCGGCTGAGCACGATGGGGTTGCCGGTGAGCTGGATGCCGAACCACTCGGCAGCGAAAGCGATGATGTAGCTGCGGAAGATCTCGGACTGCGCCCGGCTGGCGGAGAGGAACATCTGGTTGTCGCCGGTCAGCACCGCATCCATGAAGGCTTCGGCGGCGAAGTAGTAGGTCAGGCCCACCTGCCGGCTTTTCAGCACGTTGCGGATGCGGCAGGTCAGCGGGTTCTGTTTGGCGGCGAACAGCTCCTGCTGGTAGCCGAACATGTTGGCCGTGAACTTCTCCAGGAAGTCGACTTCGGAGAGGCCGGTGACGTCGTTCTTCGGCTTCTTCTCCCGCCGTTCACCTTTGCCGCCCCGCCGCTGTTGCCGTTCGCCCTGCGGCGCGTCGCGCCCCTGGCCGCGCTCTGGCAGCGCCTCGCCGCCCGACTGCGATGGCTTGGCGCATTGCTTCAGCAGGCGTTCGCGCACCGTGGTGAGGCGGTCCAGCTCGTCCAGCTCGCCCTTGGCCAGCGTGCCGGGCTTCTCCAGCAGCAGGGTGATGCGCCGGCTGACGGCGGTCAGCGGTTCCTCGTCCGTCAGCATCTCGTCCCAGCCGCCCTTGGCGATCCAGTAGTAGACGATCCGGACGTTGGGCAAGCCGAGTTCGGCCTGTATTTCGCGCGGCTTGGCGCGGCGCAGGTACAGGCGCTTGGCGGTTTCTTTGATCTCGATGGAGTAAGGCATGCGCCGCAGTCTATGCGGCGAAAAAGAGGCAAACGCGCAGATAAATTGCGGGCAATTCCTAGATTTCGCAGCTAGGAACGGGGCGAAAGCAAAGCGTTTGAGGGGTACCTGTGCGGTGCCTATGGTGGCGGCATCTGAACCCCGACAGAGCCGAAAAGTTCATGCCCCGCTCCCTTGTTACCGACTGGAAACGCGTCGCCACCAGCGGCAAAACCGCCGACGGCCGCACGATCGAGGCGCAGGATCTGCGCGACATGGCCGAGGGCTACGACCCCGCGCTGTACACCGCGACGATCTGGTACGAGCACATCCGGTATGTCGGCAGCTTCGGCACCGTCACCGAGCTGAAGGCCGAAGACCTGGAAGACGGCAAGGTCGCCCTGTTCGCCAAGCTGCAGCCCAACGACCGGCTGCTTGCGTTGAACAAGGAAGCTCAGAAGCTGTTCACCAGCATCGAGATCCAGCCCGAGTTCGCCGACACCGGCAAAGCCTATCTTGCCGGCCTGGCCGTGACCGACGAGCCCGCCAGCCTGGGCACCGAGCCCCTGCACTTCTCCCGCCGCGCGGAGAAGGGCAACTACTTCGCCAACCTCGAGCCGCTGGGCGAGCTGATCGCCGCGCCCGACACGGACGAAGCCGCCGCCCTTTCCTTCTTCACCCGTCTGTTCAGCGCCCTCGGCAAGGGCGGTCCCGAATCCCCCGCAACCCCCAAAGACGAGAGCACCCCAATGGACCCGAAAACCGTGCAGGCCTTCGCCGCCGCGGTGGACAAGCTCGGCACCGTGGCCACCAGCCTGGAAACGAGCGCTGCCACCTTTGCCGCCAAGCCCACCGAGCCCGAGAAGCCCGCCGTCACCGAGCCGGAAGCCGGCAAGGACGGCGACAAGGCCACCGGTATCACCGCCGAGCAGTTCAACAGCCTGAAAACCTCGCTGGATGACCTGACCGAGAAATTCAACACCGCGCTGAACCAGGGCAAGGGCAAAGACGTGCCCAACACCACTGGCGCGGCCGACGACAAACAAGAGGCCGTGTACTGATATGAGCCTGAGCCAAGCAGCCCGCCTGAAATTCAGCGCCCTCGCCGTTGCGATCGCCACCACCTATGGCGTGGAAACGGTGCGCGAGGAATTCAACGTCACGCCGACCCACGCGCAGACGCTGAACGACAAGATCACCCACAGCTCGACCTTCCTGTCCCGGATCAACGTGATTCCGGTCAGTGAGATCAAGGGCGAGAAGGTGATGCTGGGTACCAGCGGCACGGTGACCGGCCGTACCGACACCAGCACCGCCGACCGCGTCGCTCGCAACGTGCTGGGCCTGGACGGCCAGGGCTACGAGCTGTTCGAAACCCACAGCGACGTGGCGCTGAAGTACGCCAGCATCGACGCCTGGGCCAAGTTCCCGAACTTCCCGCAGCGCTATTCCGCCGCGGTGCAGAAGCAGATCGCGCTCGACCGCATCATGATCGGCTGGAACGGGACCAGCGCCGCCGCCACCACTGACCGCGTAGCCAACCCGCTGCTCCAGGACGTGAACAAGGGCTGGCTGCAGATCGCCCGCGAGCAGGCGCCGGAGCAGGTGCTGGCCCAAGGCGCCAAGGTGGCCGGAAAGATCCAGATCGGCGCGACCGGCGACTACGCCAACCTCGACGCTTTGGTGCACGACGTGTCCCTGATGATCGACGAGGAATTCCGCGACGGCGGCGACCTGATCGCCATCGTCGGCCGCGAGCTGCTGGCCCACGACAAGGCCAAGCTGTACGCCGCCCAGGGCGACACCCCGACCGAGAAAGAACGCATCGAGATGGCCCAGGTGATCGCCACCTACGGCGGTCTGCCGACTTTCACCTGCCCGCACTTCCCGAGCCGCGGCGTGGTGGTCACCAGCTGGGACAACCTGTCGATCTACTTCCAGGACACCAGCTGGCGCCGGCACATCCAGGAGAACCCCAAGCGCTCCCAGGTTGAGGATTACAACAGCCGCAACGAGGGCTACGTGATCGAGCAACTGGGCAAGTTCGCGGCCATCGAGTCCGCCAACGTGGAGTTCGTCTGACATGAGCCTGGCCCTAGCCCATAAGCGCCGCGTGCGCGAACAGGGTGCGGCAGCAGCGGCCACCGGTGCGCGGGCTTACACGCCCGCCACTGCCCTGGCCGGCCCTGCCAACGCCCAGAAGCACCTGGCCCTGATGACCACCGCGATGGATGCGGACCTGGAACGCATCAGTGCCATCAACAGCCGCGAGGCACGCCAGGCACTCAAGCGCGACGAGCTGCTGCCCAAGTACCTGGACTACGTGCAGCGCTACCGCGAGTCGGGCCTGAACCACCCGAATCCGGTGCTGATGCAGGTGCTGGTCTGGCTGTTCGACACGGCGCAGTTCGAAGCCGGCATCGAGCTTGCCGACTTCGCGATTGGGCAGGGCCAGCAGCTACCGGAACGCTTCAAGCGTGACGTGCAGACCTTCGTCGCCGATGAGCTGATCGACTGGGCCGAGGCCGAGCACAAGGCCGGCCGCAGCCCGGAGCCCTACGTATCACAGCTGCTGCCGCGTGTGGATGGCAACTGGGACGGCTTCAAGCAAGGCGGCGAATCCGAGCGCCCCTCCCCCTGGCAGCTGTTCGAGCGCATCCCGGCCCGATACCACAAGTTGCTCGGCGTGCTGGCCATGGACCGTAAGGACTGGGGCGCGGCTGTTGAGCACCTGAATCGTGCCACCGAGCTGTACCCGGAAATCGGCGTGAAAACGCGCCTTGAAGGTGCCGAGAAGGCGCTGCGCAAGCAGCAGGCCGAAGCCGGTACCGCGTAACCAGCTACCCCCCCAGCGGGGCCTGCCCAGGTGTTCCGGCTTTGAGCCAGTACCACCCGACGCAGTCACCCCGCCCTATTCGAGCGGCCAGCGATGAGCTTTTCAGGTAAACCGACCACCCTGGTGGACCAAGCGATAGAGAACGACGGCTTCTGGCCGGACCTCTCCGTCGCCGAGTTCCAGAAGGGCTACCGCCTGCCGGCGGAGTACCTGAGCGAGCTGCTGGCCGAGGGCATCGCCTTCGCCATGGGCGAAGTGAACGTCGACCTGGCCAAGCGCAAGGCGGATTGGCAGGTGGCGGGCGTCACCAGCGTGGAAAGTGCGGACCCCATGGTCCTGCCGGAGCGCACATTTCACGTAGCGACGTACAAGCGCGCCGTGTACTGCCGCGCCAAGGCCTACCTGCTGCAGCAGTTCGCCACGGTGAACCGTCGCGAGTCAGCCGAGAACATCGCCAAGGAATCACCCGCCACCGAGGACCAGTTCCTAACTTTCAGCCAACAGGCCGTGCGCCTGCTGCAAGGCCGTGGCCGGATCACGGCGGTGCTGCTGTGAACAAGCTCCGCGCCCTGACCACCTTTCTGCTCGAGCGCCGTTTGGTCGCTCCGGAACAGCTCGACAGCTGGGCCGAGCAGGTCACGCTCAACCTCACCTGGAAGCCCGACCTGGACGGCCTGCACCTGGGCGACATGCGCTACCGCGCGGTGATCGTGATGGAACGCTTCGCCGACCACCCGGGCCGGCTGATGGCCCTGCTCGGCAGCTGGCTGGAGATCCACGACCCCGACCGGGACGACGATCTGCCGGCGCCGACCTTCGACATCGAGCAGCTGGACAACGACCTGGCCGACGTTGAGCTGACCCTGGAATTCGTCGAACCGCAGTACCTGGCCGAAGCCGATGACGGCGAGATCGAGGCCTTCGGCAAGCGCTGGGCCTTCGTCCCGTTCGACCTGTGGATTGCCGAGCACGGGGAGGTGGCCAGTGGCAGCCAGTAACCCGTTCAACCTGGACGTGCGCGGCCAGCTCGACGTGGCCGCCCAGCTCGCTCTGCTGGACCTGCCGCCCAAGCTGCGCCGCCGGCTGATGAACCGCACCGCCCTGCGCATTCGTACCGGGTGGCGTAAGCGCGTCCGTGAACAGGCCGACCTGCACGGCAGTGCCTTTGCACCCCGCGCTCGCAAACGCAAGAAAGGCCAGAAGCCAAAGATGCTGACCGGCCTCGCCACCGGACTATCCGTGGTGCGCCTGACCGAGGACGCCGCCGAGCTGGGCTGGGGCAAGCGCAAGACCGCGATGATCGCCGGCATCCACAACGCCGGCATGGTGCAGCGCCGCACCGCCGGCCAGATGCGCGCCTTCAGCCGGGTCACCCCGCTGATGGCGACCACCGAGCAGGCCAAGCGCCTGCGCCGGCTCGGTTTCAAGATCCGCGCCGGCAAGACCAAGCGCGGCGGCCAGCGCTGGCTGCGGCCGTCCGTGGACTGGATCGTCCAGAACATCAAGTACAGCCAGGCGGGCCTGCTGATTCGCCTGCTCAAGCAAGAGAAACCCGGCCCCACCAGTTGGGAGATCGAGCTGCCCAAGCGCGAGTTCTTCGGCGTGGCCAACCAGCAGGAAGTCAGCGAGCTGATCGCCTACCTGCTCCCACAAATCCTTAACTCACCCCGCTAGCGAGGCACTGCATGGCACTCGGCAAAGTCAGCGTCAACAATCTCAACCTCGGCCAGGGTGCCGTGACTGAGATCGAGCGCTATTTCCTTTTCATCGGCCCGGCCGCGGCGAACGCCGGCGAGCTGATCCCACTGAACACCCAGAGCGATCTGGACGCGGCTCTCGGCGTTGCCGACAGCGACCTGAAACGCCAGGTGACCGCGGCGCGCCTGAACGGCGGCGACCGCTGGGCCTGCCTGGCTGCGCCGATCGACGCGGTAGCCGGCAGCTGGCAGGACGCCCTGGAGTACTCCCAGCAGCAAGGTTTCTCGGTCGAGGCGGTGGTGATCACCTCGCCGGTGACCAGCGGCGCCGAGCTGAGCGCGATGCACGACGCCGCGGTGATGCTGAACAGCACCTACGGCCGCCGCGTGTTCGTGATGGCGGCAAGCGCCGGTTGCGATCCGGACCTGCAGACCTGGAACCAGTACCTGATCGAGCAGCGCGCCATCGTCCAGGACCTGGCGGCGCCTCGCGTGCTGGTGGTTCCGCAGCTGCACGGCAACGACCTGGGCGTGCTGGCCGGGCGCCTGGCCAACGCCGCGGTGAGCATCGCCGACAGCCCGATGCGCGTGGCCACAGGCGCCGTGCTCGGCCTGGGTGAAACGCCGGTGGACGTCGACGGCATCCCGCTGCCCTCGGCCATCCGCGCCGAGCTGGACAGCGCCCGCTTCAGCGTGTCGCAGACGTACCCCGACTACCCGGGCGTGTTCTGGGGCGACGGCAACATGCTCGACGCACCGGGCAGCGACTTCCAGGTGGTGGAGTACCTGCGCCTGGCGGACAAGGCCGCGCGCCGCGTGCGCATCCTGCTGATCCAGCGGGTCGCCGACCGCCGCCTGAACAGCACCCCCAATTCCATGGCCGCGGCCACCAGCGCGCTGATGGCGCCGCTGCGGGCCATGTCGCGTTCGGTGCAGTTCGCCGGCCAGGTGTTCCCGGGCGAGATCGAGCCGCCGAAAGACGGCGACATCGTGCTGGTGTGGCAGAGCAAGACCAAGGTCGAGGCCTACCTGAAGCTCAAGCCCTACAACTGCCCGAAAGACCTCACGGCGAACATCGCCCTCGACCTTTCCAACGACGATTCGGAGTAAGCCCGCATGGCACGTATCGGTGGCAAAAACTTCGACGTGAACCTGGGCGATCTGCTGGTTCACGTCGAGAGCTGCACCCTGGACATCACCGACAACACCGCGGTGGCGCAGGACAAGGGCGTGCCCAATGGGCACGTGGACGGCGATGTTTCCGCCGGCGGCGAAATGGAATTCGACACCGCCAACTTCAACCTGCTGATCGAGGCCGCCAAGCGCGCCGGCAGCTTCCGCCAGCTCGATCCGTTCGACTCGGTGTTCTTCGCCAAGGCAGGCGAGGAGGAGCTGCGCGTGGAGGCCTTCGGCTGCAAGTTGAAGGTATCCAGCCTGCTCAACATCGACCCCAAGGGCGGCGAGAAGAGCAAGCACAAGGTGCCCTTCGACGTCACCAGCCCGGACTTCATCCGCATCAACGGCGTGCCGTACCTCGCCGCTGAAGAGATCGAGGGGCTGCGCTGATGGCGGACTGGGTCGATCGAGCGGTTGACCGCGAAGAACGGGAGCTTGAGCGCGCCTTGGCCGCCCAGCTGGCCCGCTCACCGAACGGCCCGAGCCTGCACCACTGCCAGGACTGCGACGAGGAGATCCCCGCCAAGCGCCGCGCGCTGGGCGGGGTGACCCGCTGCACCCCGTGCCAAACCCTTTTCGAGAAGCGAGCCACCCGATGAGCAAGAGCCCCTGGCCGAACTTCAGCTACGCCGAGTTGCGCTGCAAATGCGGCCGCTGCGGCAGCGACGGCACCGAGATGGACCCAGCCTTCATGGAGGCGGTGCAGCAGCTGCGCGAGCTGTACGGCCAGCCGCTGGTGGTGAGCAGCGCCTACCGCTGCCGCCAGCACCCGGTGGAGGCGCGCAAGACCAAGCCCGGCGCTCATAGCACCGGCGCGGCGCTGGACATCGCCTGCAGCGGTGCGGCGGCGGTTTCCATCCTGCGCTTGGCCATGACCCTGCCCTTCACCGGCATCGGCATTCAGCAGAAAGGCAGCGGGCGGTTCATCCACCTGGACATGGCGCCGGCCGAGCAGCTGCCCCGCCCGATGATCTGGAGCTACTGACCATGAAGTACTCGTTCAAGACCCAGCTGCTGGCCTGCGCGCTTGCCCTGGTCACCACCCTCGGCATTGCCGCTTGTACCGGTAGCAACCCGGTGGCCACCGCCGCCGGCACGCTGGTGAGCCGCTACTGCGCGGCGCCGGAGATCGGCCGCAGCGTGCTGCGCGAGGCGATCGCCACCAGCACGGCGCCGAACCGGATCCGCGTGGAGTGCGCCGCCGATGCCTTTTGAAAGCGACCTGGAGCTGCGCCATGTGCCCGGCGACGCGCTGTGGAAGGTGGTCAAGCCGCTGCAGTACCGCACCGCCGATGGGCGCCGCGTGATCGTGCCGGTGGGCTACCGCACCGACCTGGCCAGCGTGCCCCGCCTGGCCTGGCGCATCGTGCCGCGCGACCACGTGCAGGCCCGCCGGCCGGCCGTGGTGCACGACTTCATCTACACGAACCTGACCCACCGCTTCACCAAGCGCGAGGCGGACAGGATCTTCCACGCCGCCCTCCTCGAGGAAGGCATGAACAAGGCCCTCGCCTGGCTGATGCACGCCGCGGTGCGCATCGGCGGGCGTGGCAACTGGAGCGCCTGACATGGGCCTGCTGGAGAACCTGATGAACCTGCTGCCGGAGCTGCTGCTGACCGCCGTGATCGGCTTCCAGGCGCATCTGTTCCGGCAGGTGAGCGAGGCGCGCCGCGAGCACCTGGAGCTGCGCGTGGAGATCGCCCAGAACTACCCGAAAACCACAGATTTCGAGCGTGCCATGGACAAGCTGGAAAGCAACCTGCGCGCCCACATCGAAGCCCTTATGAGGAACAGAGCATGACCGCACAACGCCAGATCGTGATCACCATCGGCGCCGCCGACTTCACGTTCAACCTGTCCGCGCAGGACGTGACGAAGTACTTCAACGCGCTGACGCCGACCAACAAGGTCGCCCCCGGCCACAACCTGCTGACCACCACCGTGCAGCCCGACCAGAAGGACGCGCTGCGCCCGCTGCTGGGCAACCCGGTGCTGACCATGCAGGTGGCCGGCGCGCTGCTCGAGGAGTACAGCCCGGACGTTGAGGTGGCGGTAAAAAAGCCCTGCACCGAGCCGAACGACTGACCGAAGACGGCCTGGGCCAGCTGATGGCCCTGGCTGAACGCTGGCTACCTGGCGCGGCGCCCACCCCCGAGAACATGGGCACCGCCAAGTGGCTGGAGGACGAGTACTGGAGACGCATGGAGATCGCCGTGGCGAACGGCATTTCCCATGCGTTGAATGGTTAGGTGATCGATGGCTACGAACAGCGCCGCCCTGAACTTCATCCTGAAGCTGACCGACCAGGTCAGCGCCCCGCTGGGCAAGGTGAAGATGGGCTTCAACGAGCTGGCCGAGAAAGGTCAGGACAACATCCGGCAGATGGGCTTCGGCCTGGCCGGCATGGTGGGCGCTGGGCTGGCCATCAACGAATCGCTGCAGCCGGCGCTGGAGATGAACCGCGCCCTGGGCGAGGTGAAATCCCTCGGCGTGGCCGAGGACGCGCTGCAGCGGCTGAACGACAAGGCGCTGGAGTTCTCCGTGGCCTACGGCGCGAATGCCCGCGACTTCGTGGCCTCGGCCTATGACATCCAGTCGGCGATCGCCGGGCTCACCGGCGAGCAGCTGTCCTCGTTCACCAACGCGAGCAACCTGCTGGCCAAGGCGACCAAGGCCGACGCCGGCACGATCACCAGCTACGTCGGCACCATGTACGGCATCTTCAAGAACCAGGCCGACGCCATGGGCAAGGCCGAGTGGGTGGAGAACCTGACGGGGCAGACGGCGCTGGCCGTGCAGATGTTCAAGACCACCGGCAAGGACATGAGCGACGCGTTCACGTCGATCGGTGCCAGTGCGACGTCCGCCGGCATCGGCCTGTCCGAGCAGGTGGCCATCCTCGGCACGCTGCAGGCGACCATGGGTGGCGCCGAGGCCGGTACCAAGTACAAGGCCTTCCTGTCCGGTGTCGGCGGTGCCCAGGAGAAGCTGGGCCTGTCGTTCACCGACAGCCAGGGCCGGATGCTGCCGATGCTGCAGATCCTGGACAAGCTCAAGGGCAAGTTCGGCGACACGCTGGACGTGGCCGAATCCGACGTGCTGAAAAAGGCGTTCGGCTCCGACGAGGCCGTGGGCCTGATCAAGCTGCTGATGACCGACACCACGGGCCTGGCCAACAGCATGGAGCAGCTGGGCAACGTGCACGGCCTCGAGCAGGCCGAGAAGATGGCCAAGGCCATGGTCGACCCCTGGCAGCAGTTCGGCGCCGCAGTGCAGGCGGTGCGCATTGCCTTCGGCCAGGCGCTGATTCCGATCCTGACCCCGTTGATGGAGCGGCTGACCGGCATCGCCGGGACCATGACGCGCTGGGCCGGGCTGTTCCCGAACATCACCCGCCTGATCGGCATCGCCACGCTGGTGGTGTTCGGCCTGGCTGCTGGTATCGGCGCGATCACCTTTGTGGTGGCGCTGGCGAAGACTGCCTGGCTTGGCCTGTCTGCGGTGTGGACCATTGCCACGGCCGCCGCCTGGCTGTTCAACGCGGCGCTGTGGGCCAACCCGATCACCTGGGTGGTGGTGGGGCTGATCGCCCTGGGCGTGGCGATCGGCGCCGCGATCATCTACTGGGACGAGATCACCGCGGCGATCATGAACACCGCCGCCTTCCAGTGGGTATCGGCCCAGCTGACCGCCCTTTCCGATTGGTTCGCCTCGATGGGTGGCTGGAGTGGCATGGCCAAGGCCGCGTGGGACGGCATCCTGGCGATCTTCTACGGGGCCATCAACGGCCTGATCGCCATGCTGAACAAGATCCCGGGCGTCGAAATCGATGCGCAGTTCGGCGCCATGCCGGAACTGCCTGGCGCGAACGCGGTGATGACCGCGACGGAGCAAGCCGAACGGGCGCAGAAAGCCCAGGCCACGATCAACAACGTCATCCCCAGCCTTTCCCCGCAGCGCGCCACCGCCGTGCCGCCGGGCGGCCTGCTGACCAGCATCCAAAACACCAGCAACCAGGACAAGGGCACCCGGGTTGAGAAAGTCGAGATCCACACCGGCAAGGCGATGAGCCCGCTCGAGCTCGAAAATATGATGAGCATGGCGGTGGGCGGATGAGCGACTACATCGACCTGCTGATCGCCGACAACGACCTGGTGCTGGACCTGTCCCGCCAGCCGCTGCTGGTGGACGACCGCGCCAGCATCGCCCAGGACATCGCCCACATGATCCGCGACAGCGGCCTGCTGGTGACGCTGGTGGCCGAGCGCGACCGGCTGCGCCAGCGCGACTGCATCCAGCAGATGGAGCTGCTGGTGGAGGCCGACGAGCGCCTGGTACCCGGCACCGCACTGATCACCCAGGTGGAGCCAGGCCAGTACCTGGTCACCGCCAAGACCCTGAAATTCGGCAGCATCGAGGTGGCCCTGTGAGCGACGTGGACTTCAAACAAGCGCTGATGGATGCGGGCATCCCCACCACCGAGGCGGGCCTGCGCCAAGCCTGGGAAAGTGAGGTGGCCGCCCAGGGCAGCAAGCTGAGCAACACCAGCACGTACTCGCCGTTCTGGCGTGTCGTCACCGCGCTGGTGACCAAGCCCGTGCTGTGGTTGCTGGAGTTTGTCAGCGGCACGGTGCTGCCGAACTTCTTCGTGAAGACCGCCACCGGCGCCTGGCTGGACATGCTGGCCTGGGCCGTGAACGTGGAGCGCAAGGGCGCTACCAAGGCGCGCGGCGTGCTGCTGTTCACCCGCCTGGAAGCCGGCGGCGCGCTGGAGATCCCTGCCGGTACGGTGGTGCAGTCCGCCTCGATCAATGGGCACGTCTACCAGTTGGTCACCACCACCGCCGGCACCTTTACCGATGGCCTGATGCAGTTGGAAGTCCCGGTTGAAGCGGTGGACGTCGGCAGCGGCTACAACCTTGCGCCGGGCTACTACGCCATCCTGCCGCAGCCGGTACCGGGCATCGCCGCGGTGGTGAACAACGACGGCTGGCTGGCTTCGCCGGGTGCCGATCCGGAGCCTGACAGCGAGCTGCGCCTGCGCGTGCGCAACCAGTTCTCGGCGGTGAACCAATGGCACACCGACGCGGTGTACCGCGCGATGATCGCGGCGTTCCCGGGCGTGCGGCCCGATGGTGTGTACTTCGAACACGGTGCGCCGCGCGGGCCTGGCAGCGCCAATGCCTACGTGCTGTTCGAGGCGGACGTGCCGGGCGAAACGTACCTGGCGCAGATCAACGCGCACATCCGCGACGGCGGCAACCACGGCCATGGCGATGACCTGCAGGTGATGGTGATGCCGGAAACCCTGCACGACATCAGCCTGACGATCTGGCCGCGCTCGACCCTGACCCCGACGCAACGCGAGGCGCTGCGCGACGAAGTGGCGCTGTTCGTGCGATCGGCGTTCCGGGAGAGCACGCCACGTGATTTCCAGCCGACTTTGACGTACCCACAGTCGCGCTTTTCATTCAGCCGCCTGGGCGAGGAGCTGCATCAGCAGTTCCCGGGCATCGAGTCGTTGGATTTCGCCAATGCGGACATCGTGTCCGAGCTGAGCATCCCGCGCATCCAGAGCCTGGAGGTGGTGAATGCGTAAGGGAGGAAAGACGGCGACCGGCGAAAACCTATGGGGAGGGGCGTCCGACCGGCCGGCCGTCACACGCACTGACCGGTGCCCGGTGGTGAAGTTCCCGGGCGAGGTGCGCCGATGATCAAGCTCGAGCTGCCCTTCTGGCTCGCCGGTACCGAGCTGACCAAGCTCAAGGCCGCGGCCACGTCCTGGTGGGCAAAGGTCGAGGGCTGGCTGCGCTGGCCTCTGCTGCAGATGGATGCGGACACCTGCCACCTGACGATCCTGGATTTGCTGGCCTGGCAGCGGGACATCACCCGCTTCAAGGGCGAACCCGAAGCGCTGTACCGCCTGCGCGTGAAGTTCGCCTTCATCAACGCAGTGGACGCTGGCAGCGTGGCCGGCATGAAGCGAATTCTGCAGCGTCTGGGCATCGGCTACGTCGAGATCGAGGAGCGCCAACCCGACCGAGATTGGGACGTGGTGCTACTGCAGCTCACCGACGGCCAGCTGGCGCAGAACCCCGAGCTGCTTCGCGTGCTGATTCAGCAGTACGGTCGCACCTGCCGCCGCTACGACTTTTCCACCATCACGCCAGTGCCGCTTTCCGTGGCGCTGGTCGATTTCAACGACGACCAGCAGACGCTGGTTGCCCGCCTGTAGGAGAGCCCCATGGGTGCCAGCATTACCCTCGCCGGCGCGGATCTGATCGCGCAGAAGCACATCGCCCAGGAAGGCCTGGACGTGGTGCGCTTCATTTTCGCCAACGTGCCAGGCCTGGACCACACCGCCGTGGTTGACCGCGCCGCAGGCTTGCCGACGGCCGAGCAGATTGTCCACACCGCGCTCATTCCCGCGGAGAACAAGGGGTACGTAAACCCCAACCAGGTGGTGTACAGCGTCCAGGTCGGATCTGACGTAGGCGATTGGGATTTCAACTGGATCGGTCTGGAAACTGCAGAGGGCGTGCTGTTTGCCGTCTCTTACACGCCGCTGCAGCAGAAACGCCGCAATATTCCGCCGCTGCAGCTGGGCAATAACCTCACCCGCAACTTCCTGGTGGTGTTCGACGGCGCCCAGGCACTGACCGGCATCACCATCGACGCCAGCACCTGGCAGCACGACTTCACCGTGCGCCTGGCCGGCATCGATGAGCGGGAACGTCAGAGCAACCGCGACATCTTCGGCCGGGCTTGTTTCTTCGGCAGCGCGTTGCAGCTGGAGAAAGTGGGCGACACGTATCAGCTCAAGCCGGGTACCGCCTATATCGAAGGAGTACGCCTGCAGCGCGCTGCAACGCTGCCCGTAGTACCGCCAGCACTCCCCACCACCGCCTGGCTCGACGTGGCTCTGCAGCGCGAGCTGAACGACGTGATGGCGACCTGGAGCGTGGTATGGGGCGCAGGAAAGGTGGATTACGTGGACACTGCCGGCGTGCAGCACTACTGCGTGGCCATCGCGGATCTGCCGAACAGCAGCACGATCACCGACAGCCGCCCGGTGGAGAACATCGCCGGCCCCCTGGTGGCGCACTTCGCCGCCCGCGTGGGCGACTACGCCGGAATGCGCGCCCGGGCGACCACCAAAGAGGACGTGGGGCTGGGCAACCTGCCGAACGCCAAGAGCGACGACGAGAACACCGATAGCAGCGTGATCCTTGCGACCACTAAGGCTGTGAAGGCCGCCAGTTCTCTACTGTGGACGGCCATCGCCAACATCGTGTCGGGCGCCACCATCGTGGGCAAGGCCGCGAAGCTGGGCGCGGCCAGAACGATAGGCCTATCTGGAGCTGTCACTGGATCGGGAAGTTTCGACGGATCCGGCAACCTGACGATTTCCACCGCGGCAACTCAAGCAACTGAGGCGGTGACTGGCGGTGCCAAGGTGGCGACGCAGATGCAGACCGATCAGGGCGCTGACGACACAGCATTTATTACCCCGAAAAAATTGCGGTTTGGTTTGAACGTGAGTCTAGGCGCCAATGGCTACATCGTTTTTCCAAATTGGTTAGGAGGATTCATTTTCCAATGGGCGAACGGAACCGGCGCGGGCGTTGAAGGCACTCAGACTATTACCTATCCACTGGCATTCCCCACAGAAGTTCTCTTTCACATGGTGTCGACTCATTTCATTACAGGCACAGTTCACGCGGCTAACTCCATGTATCAAACATACGGGCCGCCTGGACTCACGGCATGTTCCGTATTGCTCCAAGCACTTAACTCTGTAGACGGAACGCTTCTTTATCCAAAGATCATATTGATAGGACGCTGAGGACTTAGCCCATGACCCGCCTATTTAGCCCAAGTACCGGTTGCTGCTACATCGCTGGGCTGCATACCAGCATTCCTATGGACGCTAAGGAAATCTCTGACAAACGATACAGTGAAGTTATTGCCAATCCGGCCGTAGGAAAGATTCGTACTCTGGACAGCGAAGGTCTACCCGTCTTGGTCGACCCGCCGCCTTTGTCATCACTAGAGCGACTTAGCCAGCTCTATACGTCGCAGGTTGAAGCTATCAACAAGCGAGCCGAGATCACCATATCTGGCGGTTTTATCTCTGCTGCCCTTGGCGCGCCGCACTTCTACAGCAGCCAGCTGGACGACCAGCTGAACCTGACCGGCGCGGTGTTGCGCGGCCTCGACATGCCTTACGCCTGCCGCGATGAGCAGGGCGTGAAGGCCTTCCGGCTGCACACCGCCGCGCAGCTGCGCCAGGTGGGCGACGACTTCACGCTGTACAAGCTGCAGCTTCTGCAGCACGCCAACGAACTGAAACAGCAGCTGGATCTGGCACTGGAAGCCGGTGACGCCGAAGCCATGGCGCAGATCCGCTGGGAGGCCGTACAGCCGTGACCTGGGCACCCGTGACCATGCGCTGGCCAGAGCAGGCTACCCAGTGGATGGGCGAGCTTTCGGCGGCCAAGGATCTGGCCGGTGGCGAGCTGGCCAGCACGGCGCAGCGGCTCGCTGGGCTGGACGGGCTGGCAACCACCAACCCGGGGCCGGTCGGCGGTGCGGCCGCCGGTGCGATCGCAACCGGGCGCGCCGCGCTGGGCAGTCAGCTGGGCGAGGCGCCGGCCTGCCTGGCGGTGACGCCGTTCCAGAGCGGCATCGGCCAGGGGCGTGGCAACCAGCGTTTCCTGTCAGCGCCGAACCTGCTGCTGCAGCTCGCCGGCAAGCTGATGGACCAATCCGACCAGGGCACGCCCAGCGGGCCGCAGTACGCCCTTTCCCTGCTGTTCCTTTCCACCCGCTTCGACCAGCTGGCCGACACCCTGGCGCGCTTCAACGCGTTGCTGCCGGTACCGGACCTGGTGCGCACTGAGCGCCGTGCCCGGCACCTGTCGCGCCTCGAGGCGGAAAAGTGGGAGATGCCCAGCGCCGGCCCACTGCCCCGTTGGGGCGCCCTGCCCCTGGAGCGCTGCACCGTGACCAAGGCAGCCAAGCAGTCGATCGCCGCCCAGCTGGCGGTGCTGGAGAGCTACGCCGCCGACAGCTCACCGATGGCGGACCTCGCCGCGCTGGCCAGCCGCAAGGCCAGCCAGCAGCAGAGTCGCGATCAGCAGCTGGCGGACCTGAAAGCCCTGCTGGCGAATGGCAACGCCGACACCAGCATGCGCGCCCGGCTGGTGGGCCCGGGCGATGCCAGCGAGCTACGCCGGCAGCTGCTCGAGGGCGATGCCCCCGGGCATGAATGGGTATTGAGCGCGGGCCTGCTGCTGGTGGGTTCGCTGGATGGGCTGAGCTTTGTACGGGAGCTGGTGGGGCTATGACGCTGCTGCTCGACGGTGAAAAGGTGCGGGGCAAGGGGCTGAAGATCACGGCCAACCTGCGTATCGAAAGCGACGACATGTCCGGGCAGACGAGCAACAGCACGTCGGCGCACAAGGGCTTCAAACCGAAGACGCTGACCGTCTCGCTGATGATCCCCTTCGTCGACCAGGTGCAGCTGCGCGACCTGATGCGCCTGGCTGAGGCCACCGAAGGCGGCGGACAGCTGAAGACGTACCGCATCGTGAACGACACCGCCACGGCCTTCGGCGTGCGCCAGGTGCAGTTCTCCGATGGCGTCAGCGCGCGTGAGGACGACACCCTGGCGGCGTGGCGGGTGCAGTTCACCCTGGCAGAAAAGCTCTCCAACCCCGAGCGGGTGGAGAAACGCCGCCAGCCCAACGCGGTCACCAGCCAGTCGGCGCCCGGGCAGGTGGTCAGCTCGACCGGCACCGCCGCCGGCGATGGATCGGCCGCACCAGGACAGGAGCTCACCGGCTTCGAGGCGACGCTGAAGAAGCTGGACAACTACCTGGGCGGTTCCTCATGAGCATGAAACTGCACAAGGTGCTGACCATCGGCGGCGTCGCATACCCGCTGGTCAAGGACGAGGTGCGACTGGAGCTGAAAAGCCCTGGCCGCGCCTCGTTCACCATCCAGGCCGACGCCCCGGTGAAGGGCCTGGTGACGCTCGACATCGGCTACAACGAAGCGACGCTGCAGCGCCACTTCATCGGCTACGTGGAGCGCTGCACCGCGGCCAACCGCGTGCAGCAGGTGCTGATGTGCCGAGAGCTGGCGGCGATACTGGCGAACCCGATGCCGATGAACCTTCGCCATGTCGACATGACGATGGTGCTCGCTGCCGTCAGCGAGAAAACCGGGCTCCGCTTCCGCGTGCCCGAGCAGCCCTATGCAAAGGTGAAGGCGCCCTTCTTCTACAGCCTTGCCGCGGGATACCAGGCGATGGACAGCCTGGCCCGCGTGTTCAACATCCCCGACTTCATCTGGCAGCAGCAGGGCGACGGCGAGCTCTTCGCCGGCAGCTGGGCGGACAGCTTCTTCGGTGCTCGAGCACCGCTGCAATTGCCGGTCGAGCTGTTCGACGGTTACCAGGGCAACCAGAGCGCCATGATCGCGGCCCTGCCCGGCTTGCGCCCTGGTGCAACGATCAACCAGGGCGAGCGGATCACCAGCGTGACGCTCGCCGACAACAAGATGGCCATCCGATGGACGACGCAATCCGCCGCAGCGTAGAGCGGCAATTCCCCGAGCTGACCGGTGGCTACCACCTGCCCCGCTTCGGCCGCGTGGTGGCGGTACCGGACGCGCCGGCGGCGCCTGGCCTGTGCGACGACTTCCGGCCGCGCTTCGCGGTGGACGTGGAGGTGCTGCTGCCGGACGGCGAGCCCGATCCGGATCTGCCGATTCTTTCCAGCGTGCCGCTGCCGGCGCCGAACGGTGGGCAGGAGGCGGGCTTCTTCGGCTTCGCAGAGGAAGGCACGGTGGTGGTGGTGTGCTTCGCCTATGGCCTGCCCCACAAGCCGTTCATCCAGACCGTGCTGCCGCACGGGCTGAGCCTGCCGCGCGTGCCGAAGGGCGACCAGGTGTGGCAGCACAGCGAGGCCTGCCAGCAGCGCGTGGACGCCGATGGCAACTGGCTGCGCCAGACGGATGGGAAGATCGAGGACAAGGCGGTGGAGCGCCGGGTGGAAGCCCTGGACAACACCGAGCGCTACCAGAACCACACGGTGGAGGTGGACGACCACTCCACCGAATCGGTGGGCGGCATCAAGAAAGTCGAGGCACTGGGCGCGCTCAAGTTGCTATCCGGCGGATCCGCCAGCCTCGCCGCGGTGGACGACCTCCACCAGGCCACCGGCCGCGACCTCAACCTGGTGGTGGGGCAGAAGCATAACGCCACGATCGGCGGCGACATGCAGGAGCGCATCCAGGGCATCCGCCGCAGCATCGCGCCGAAGACATGGCTGGGCTCGGCCAACGTGAACCTGCTCCAGGTGGTGTGCGATCTGCTCGACCTGGTGGAAGCGATGAACACGCAGCTGGCTGGGCACACCCACCAGCCCGGGCCGACGCCGAGCCCGGGTGATGCGAGTGGGTTTACGGCGAAGGCTGGGGCGGCGGCGGCGCTGGCGGGGCAGTTGAAGCCGATTACGGCGTGACTATCGCCCCTGGAACCTGACGCCTTCCTGGCTGCCGTATAGCGTGCGCTGGTCAATATATGTAGCACATGCTAGGCAATATTGCCGTTAGCACTATGCTAGAGTGCGTGACGTGAACGACTGTCACGCTGCATGGTGTGACAGGTAACGCGCGTCACGCTCACTGAGTAGGTAGCCATGGCAATCATCCCTGAAGTCGCGAAAGACATTCTGCGCAGGCACTGGAACTTCACTGTTCCCGTTGACCTCGACGGGATGGCTGCGCGTGCTGGGTTCGAGGTGACCTATAGCTACGACCCCAGCATGGTCTGCAGCGGCTCGTGCGAAATGGTGGATGGGCGTGGCCTGATCACCATCAACGGCAATGAGTCGAGAGTGCGTCAGCGCTTTACCCTGGCGCATGAGCTCGCGCACCTCTTCCTTGGCCACGCCAATGGCGGGAAGAAGTTTCGCGACGACCCCAAGATATTCACCAACCCCTATGCCGAAAGCATGCAGGAAGTCGATGCCAACCGGCTTGGGGCTGCACTCCTTATGCCTGCTGACGCGATCGAGCATTTCATCGTGAAGCGAGGCATGACGTCGGTCCAGGATCTGGCGAAGACGTTTGAAGTGTCCCGGGTCGCGATGGAGATCCGCCTTAAAGAACTGAGGTGGATGCGCTAGGGATGCTTCAAGACCCTTCAGCTGACGACTCCGAAACGACCAGGTATAGCTTGGCTTCTGGTGATACGACCGCTAAACCAGAGCCGAGCAAACCGAATCCGCAGCTGGACGGCGAACGTCAGAAGATTCGCCACCGGACCTGGACGTTCTATAGCTCGCTCGTTTGCGTGGGGTTGGGCTACATCTTCGTAGCGGCCCTGTTCGTTGGCTGCATACAACCGAGCGGCGTTATCGCTGCCAAGCTGGACGGCCACAGCTTGCTCATCATGCTCGGCGTCCTGCTGCTGATCCCTACCGCCATCCTGCTGACCCTGATCAAAGAGCGGCCCGGCCATGAAGTCGAGTCCCCGCTGATGATCGTAGGCAAGGAGCTGGTCGAAGTACTGAAGACCTGGATCGGCTCGAAAGGCAAGTAGCTGGCCAAGGCCACTGTATCCCCCTAGCGCGATCCGCCAGCAGCATTCCCCCCCCCTCTCACTACCAACAAACACGCTCGGCGCCTGCGCGCCGCAAAAAACGTGCGCGCCGCGAAAACCCAGCGCCAAAACGCACTTATCCCCCTCCCGCCGACGGGCTTTGCGTGTGCTTTTAATGCAAACGGAGTGGGTGGTGAAAGGACAGGCGCAGCCCAGCTGCCACGCGGGCCTCGGTGGGTTAGCGTCGATTGCACGCTGTGAAAGGAATTGCAGGGGTGTGCAAATCGGTACAGTTGGGAGTGTCCACATAGCGTCCACATAGCGGCGGGACTATGTCATTCGATGACGGGCAATATTTCCTAGAAGCTTGATTTTGCGACGTTTTATCAGGCCACCTGGCACTCTTGCTTGGGCTCATAATCCTTTGGTCCACGGTTCGAGTCCGTGTGGGCCCACCATATGAAACAACGACTTAGGTCAGCAATTGTGCTGGCCTTTTGTCGTTTATGGGCCGAATAAAAAATTTGCGTACCACTTTGCGTACCGTTTCATTTTTGCTGCATCAGGGCGCCTTGGCCCTTGCCGCTCGCAGATTGACACTCAGGCAGCACTCCAATAGGTTTGTGCTCCCCTTTAAAGGGGACGGGATTGGCGTTCCGGTCTGAGACAGGGCTAAGCGAGGCTTAGCTCTGAGCATGGCTGTGTCTTTATGGGCGGGCCGTGCGGGGCATCTTCGGATGCGCCGGCCCTCAGACCGGTACGCCAACCCGTGCGGTCTGCTCACCCAATTGGCGTTGGGTGGCAGAACTTTCCGTTCTGAGGATCACACCATGAATGAAACCATCACTTTGCAAAGCGAAGCCGGCCAAGCTGTTTCCGATAGCGGCACAGAAAATGGCTTCACCCCGCTCCGTCACGATGAACCTCACTGCGTGATCGGTTATCTCAGCAGCGCATCAGCGCCCGACCTTTACGATGAAGCAACGCTTCGCCAGTCCGCCCTCCTCGGCGTGCTTTGCGCGCTTAGCAGCGCCCCAGCCTCTAACGAACTGAGCCCTTCAAGCTTGCAGTGCTGCATCCAAGCTATACGCATCCTCAGCGAAGATGCTGCCGCCCTCTATGCTGGAGCCTGGCAGGCACTGCAGGCCGAGCGCCACTAGCCCCTTGCGGCAAGAGCAGGCATTACTCGCCTGCTCGATTTGATAACGCCAGTTCATTTTCAAATCGCTGCACAAACTCGACCAAGCTGATATTTAACGCCTCGCAAATATCGCGCAGCTGAACGAGGTCGAGGCGGCGCAAGCCGCGCTCGATATCACTCGCGAATGACTGCGGACGCTCAAGCGCTTGGGCAAACGCCGCCTGGGTCATCCCTGCCTCCACGCGGCACTTCTTCAGCAACCTAAGCAGAATTAGGTTCTCATCTCGATACACCGACTTTTCCACGTAACGCACCTGGCTCCTTGACAAGCCTCAAAGGTATATCTAATCTTCGGATATCCGATTTACAGATATTCAGGTATTCGATTTACAGGAGCCCGTCATGAAAAGCCCAAATCAACCTTCACCACCCAACAGCAATATGCAGTTCCAGTTGAACCTAGAGACACTAGAAGTACTCATGGAGCTGAACGCCCTACTGCAGTGGTTTGGTTTGCCTCTCGTTCAGAGCCAGGCAGCCATCGCCATGTGGGAGGACAACATCCTGACCAAAGAAGATCCTGACACAGGGCATCCGCTTCACTACCTGCCCGTTTCAATGCTTCCCAATTTCATTGATCAAATCCTTGATCAGTTGAGCGCTGAAAGTAGGGCTCAAGCAATCCTCTTTAGGGACAGAAGTCACGCCCTGTCGGCAGTAATCCCCATAGCAGCCATGCTGAAGCTATCCAAGAAGCCTGAAGATGGCGGAATTGACCCAGACTACGTGCTTCATAACGCCTCCCCCCTAAAGCCTTCGCAGGGAATTGCTTCTGCCAACACCACTCAGGGGGCACTGAGTTAGATGCGTACGTCCAAAATCAAAGTTCAGGCGATGACTATTCCTGTTCTGACCAGCAGTAACGGGGAGCGCTACTGGCCGATGCGCCCATTGTGCGAAGCCATCGAGCTGAACTGGCACAGCCAGGCGGCAAAGTTACATCCGCCTAGGTATACCCCCCGCGAGCACGATGTGTGCTTGCCAGGGCAGCCACCCATGAAGCAGGCACTCTGTTTGTCGCAGGCAGAATTCGAGTTCTGGCTCAAAGGGCTGAACTCGCGCAAAGTGAATCGCACTGCCCGACTGCGCGTGGACCAGTTGCGCGCACATTTCTTCGGCGATGCTTCAGCCGAGAAGAAGCACCCAGAGGGACTGGCAGCTGCTGCGCCTAAGGTCCTGAACCGCATTCTGAACTGGCGCCTGCAGCAGACTGAGCCTTCTGACCGTCCAGAATTGTCTAAGCAGATCACTAGCCAGTTTCGCGAAAAGAACGGTTTTGAAATCTGCGATGCCCGGGAGCACCAGTTACGCGGAGCTGTTGCGTCACTGAGCACGATCATCTATCAGCATGATCGCGCGAAGACACCAAGTCATACGCCTGTATCGCAGCGTGTCGATACGATTATCAAATCAATCATCGATGCCCGGCCTCAACGCATCCACTTGCTCGAATCGGACTTCGCAGCTTTGCTGTGCGGCATCGAACTTGAGGAGCAGTACCTCCGTAGCGCTCAGCACGAAACGCCCAGCCCGTGACGACACTTAGGGAAGTGATGGACGTTCTGTACTCAACAGGTGAGCCCATGAGCGGCAGCAGCATGAGCGACGATGAAGCCCTAGCCTATGCCCGGCAGTCTTTTCCTTACGGGAATTACTGCCTGGTACGAAACTGGCGCTGGATTGAACTGCAGGTGACCGAAAGCCAGCGTCTACAGCTGGCGACAACCCAAAGGCGGCCTGCTTTGATCTATGCGCATACGGTCATCTATGACAGCGAACGTCGCTGGGATGTTGGTGATTTCGTACGAACCTCACTCTTGCACCACTATGAGGGCTTCCACTTCAAAACGCTCAACAGCGTCTACCTGCTGCTAGGCCCAGGCACCCGCATCCAAGCCAACTCAGATGCTGTTGCAAGCATTTTCTGA